GTACAAATAATTACTCGCTTCTCGACGAATTGACTCGTCAATTTGTTTTTCTTCCATATAACCTCCATGGAATATTTACTTTGTTTTACCCACACTGCAGAGCGTTAGCGTCGCAGTGTTGTTTAGCACACAGGGCACACTAGTCTCTGTTGCCTTAGTGTGCACCACCTTTTTAACCGACATAAAAAAGGGGGCCGAAGCCCCCAGAGGTTAAGCGTTAGACGCTGAGTCAAGAGAGATCTCAGGCTGAACTATGTCAGCTTGAGCTTTTCTCTCTGCAGGATAGAAAGTGAACTCTTCCTGTCCCACTTGTTTGACTACCACCGCGCCGCTAGGCTTGATGTAAGCGTACTCAAACAATTGATCCATAGGCAAAGTCACATTTTGACCATCCTGATCTGCTTTAGGATTTCTCCTAGTAGCGTTTAACATAAGGTTGCCCTTTGCAGTAACAACCAGTGAATAGCCCTGTGATGGGGCATAGTTTGTGGTAAATGACATATTGTCCTCCTTGGCTTGCGCCTGTTTACCAATTAATAATTTTAAAAACTCTCGACGATTCATATCCATCTCCAATTTTTGCACACACATCCACACAACCGAACTCTGTTAAGAGTCGGTTGCTAGATATTCCATTAATACATCACCATGGCAAGCTTTTGGCTTGCAATAACAAACCAAATTCTTACCTCTTAGCTCAGGCAATGCGCGCTTGAGGTGCTCATTGCTCTCGAGATAATCTCTATATTTGGCAATCACTGCATCGCGCGAGCCATGCACGCCGATGCGATAGGGATTGCCCCACTTAGAGCCTCGCCCAATATATACATCATTGGGCTCCTTAGGCTCTCTAATAAATTTAACTCTACACATCATCCCTCCAATAATTCATTAACAATAACTTTATCTTCTCTACACTTTTGGCACACAAAACCTAAATTATATTCTTTACAACTTCCATACATCTCACTTTCAACTACCAACTCTTCTAACTCTCTTACTTCACCACATCCATCACATTCATTAATTCTCATAATTTACTCCTATAAAAATTAAAGAGCCCCTCCACCAAGCCGAAGCGTAGCGGAGGGTTGAAAACTAATGTTTCCAAGATCTTGGGGTATCTTCCCAATTATCGCCTCTCCAACTCTCGAAGTTAGCAATAGCTTCTTCAGGAGTGTCGAATTGATAACGGAAGTCTCCACCAAGGCGCTCTTGATGAGATACATCTATGACGTTGCCGTCCTCGTCAGTTACCAACCAGACTTGGACAACCATGTATCCATATAGCCCTTTGGTAACTGTTAACTGTGTAGATTCCATAACAATCTCCTATTTAAATTACAAATGACATCTAACAACCCGTAGTGGTAGCGAAGGGTTGTAGAAGATAACTGCATCTTCGAAGAAGTTAGGTGCATTTTCGAAGATGTTCCACGTGTTCCACAATGTTCCACGTAAAATAGGGCTCGTGGAACACGAATTTTCCGCGTGGTTACGGCGTTTGCGAGAAATGTTCCACGTGTTCCACTACTTTTTGGTTAACAAAAAATAAAGGTACATGATCCACGGTCGACTTCTGTTTTATAACATAGCCAGTTTTTGATGGAACATTGGAACATTTGCACATGAAATCCCCTGAATCCCGCACTGGGACTGAAGAAAACGTGTTCCACTAGTGTGTTCCACAAGGTGATTTTTACGTGGAACACATGGAACATTTTCTTCTGGCCGATGTTCGTGAACCCCGCACACGCACATCGGCACACGGATCATCACACTCGCTACGCTCGTGATGATAGTAGTGGGCACACTAATAACCGTTTCCAAAGGAGGGGGGACTAAGGTTTACCCCTAGTCCCCCTGATGAAATCATCCACCAAAAGCGCGACGAACTAAATCGTCTGTGATGAAGAAACCATACTCAGGATGAATATGGTACATGGTGTACAGCCATGCTGGGAGAATAACTCCCAACATGAATATACAAAGAAAGATTAATGTCCGTTCTTTCATAATTTCCCCCTCAAATCAAACCATTTTAGGAACATGAGAATGAAGAATATGAGTAAAAGATTGAAGTGCATGACTTCGAACCAAGACATATATTCATATGAAATACCAATGACGAGCTGTGTTCCAGGTAAGTTATCTGGATGAGCGAGTAGATATTTCTGAAGCGTTGCGACTATATATGTATAGGCGATGATAGTAGATGCGTGATATATCATGACTACCTCCAACACTTGTATGTAGTGCAGTGACCATCAACGTATGGTCCTTCACATATGTTGCAGATGCCTACCTCCCCAGGTTCTTCTGAGGAAGTAGATTTAGGATGCTTAGGTAAGACAACTTGATTGTTGTTGAAACCTTGAGCGAAGTTAGTGGCTATCCTCTGCGTGACAGGGACAGACTTAACTGCAACTTGTTTAGCTACTTTACCTGATACATTAACTAACTTGCGAGTAGCTGAACCGCTAAGCTGTATCAATTTATCGAATCTATTCATCGATGTCTCCCGGCTTTCGCCAATATATTACATACTCATGCTTACATCCTGGAGCGTAGTGGAAGGATGATGACTGACTGCTGGTGGTGACGGAAATCGAAACAAGGTTCCAGACGACAAAAAGTAAAACAAGGTTCCAAATGTAAAAAAGGGAGAGGGGGTATGCTGAGGAGCAGGGGGGAGACAATGGCTCAGCGATATATAAAGTGTTTTTCAAAAAAAATTTTCACAAAAAAATTTCGAGTGACAAATGTGCAGTCTTTCTAATATAATTCAAATTACATGCGTTTATTAGACGAGGACAGACCTACAGAAGTGACCGAGCAGGATAGAGCTGAGTTTCAATCTCACCTACCGTATGCAGGTTTACATCTGAACGAGCTTTCGGTTCAAGAAGAAAGATTGATTTTATTTCACTTACGGGGAATGACCAAAGCGGCCGCGGGCCGTGCTGCGGGATACAGGGATGTCGACCGTGTTTATTCACTCTTCAAAACTGACAAAGTACAAAAGGCACTACAGTATTTGCGTAATGAAATGCGCGAAGAAGTTAAGTTCGATAAGAACACAGCCACCAGTATGTATTTAGAAGCGCACCGCAAATCCGCGACCGCGACCGAAGAAAAGAATGTTGTCGATTCGTTATGCAAGCTCCACGGTCTATTTATGCCTGAAAACGCAACTCAAATAAATATCAATGTAGATAAGGTACAACAATTAGAAAGATTATCAGATGCGGAACTATTAAAACTTGCAGGAGCAGATACCAAATATTTAGAACCCGCCAATGACGAACAAGACTGAGTGTAAACGCTGTAAAGGCCTCTATCCCGAAACGCTTATTTTGGTCGATGATATATGTGTCTATTGTAGGGCAGACGAGGTTGAAAAAGTGCCCGAGCCCCAGTCGAAGTCTGAACAGGATCAAAAGAAACAAGCAGACTTATCCGCACAAGTAAAAGCGGAACAAGAACTAGCAAAAAGAATCTTATCACGTAAAAGGTTACTCCCATTTGTTGAACGTTTTAATCCTGATTATTTAGCAGGCTGGGTACACAAAGACATTTGTCAGCGGCTCGAAAAGTTTAGCGAACAAGTAGCTAATAAAGAATCACCTAGATTGATGCTCTTTATGCCGCCTCGACATGGTAAATCTACATTGGCCAGTGTGGCATTCCCTGCCTGGCATTTGGGTCGACACCCCGATCACGAGTTCATCAGTTGTTCGTATTCAGGTTCTCTTGCGATGAGTTTCTCAAGAAAAGTGCGTCAACTACTTAGAGAACCAGTATATAAAAATGTGTTCGAAAAATCTAGACTCGATAAGGATTCTCAGTCAGTAGAATCATGGCAAACGACCCAAGGTGGTGGTTATGTAGCTGCTGGTGTGGGTGGTGGTATTACGGGTAAAGGTGCGAACGTTTTGGTAATCGATGATCCGGTAAAAAACCGTGAAGATGCAGAGTCGGATAACAACCGCGAAGCGACCTGGGATTGGTATACATCAACCGCGTATACACGTCTATCACCTGGAGGTGGCATACTTGTAATTCTTACAAGATGGCACGATGATGATTTGGCGGGTAGGTTATTAAAGCAAGCCGAAGATGGTGCCGACCAATGGGAAGTGATTCGGTACCCAGCGATTGCAGAAATTGATGAAAATTTTAGGAAACAGGGTGAAAGTTTACACC